TTGCTGTTGCTGGTATCCAAAGAGGTGATGTTGACGCAATTCAAGCTCGTAAAAAACTTACATTGTCTGAAAGAGATACTCTTTATGAGAACAGAATTAACCCTATCGCTACTTTCGTATCTGATGGTATAAAAATTTGGGGTAACAAAACTCTTCAAGTTAAAGAAACAGCTCTTAACAGAATAAATGTTAGAAGATTGTTGTTACAAGCTAGAAAACTAATCTCTGCTGTTGCTATAAGACTTTTATTCGAACAAAACGATAGTATTGTAAGAAATCAATTCTTGTCCCTTGTTAATCCAATATTGGATAACATTAGAACTGAAAGAGGTTTGACTGACTTCCGTGTAGTTCTTTCAAATGACCCAGAAGACATAGATAGAAATCAATTGACTGGTCAAATATTCTTAAAACCAACAAGAAGCCTTGAATTTATCCAAATTGAGTTCGTAGTTATGAATACTGGTGCTTCATTCGATAACATATAATTGAAGCAATACAAAGTAAAAAAACCCCTAGTTTATGGGGTTTTTTTGTTTTAAGTTGATATTTATAATAAAAAATCATGACAAAGAAATTAATTTTAACTGAACAACAACATACTGTTATTGTTAATCAAATTCTTAAAGAAACTTTAAATAAAATAAATAACCTTGAGGCTAATGGTTATGTCAATGAAGGTTTGATGGATACCGTAAAATATGGTTTATCAAAACTTGGAAGGTATAAAGCTGGTGGTAAAATATTTGGTAAAGGAAAAGTTGACCAAGAGGCTGCTAGAAAAATACAACAAATAATTGATAAACAAGGTAATGCGGTTATCAAACAATTGGATGATACTATTAGACAAGATAACCCAGAATTTCCAAATAACAAAGAACCAGAAAAGTTTTTATCAACTGTAATGAGTATTGCAGCTGTTTATGACTCTGTTGTTGCATCAACAAATAAGAATCCAAATGAAGAAGGTTATCTACCCGTAGATGCTGCTAATGGTGTTATAAACGATTTAAGGGAATATGTTAAGAAATTTTTGGATGTTGATTTAGCGGCTGTTTATTCGACAGTTGATGAAGATGAAGATTTAATGAGTGAAGAATATGAACTAAGTGAAGAGCAAATGTGTAAAATAGATGAGGCACTTAGTTTATATGAAGAAGACCAAGCAACTGATATTAGGAAAAATCTACAAACAAAAAGGGGTGATAGCGGTGAAGATTTTGCTAGCACTAGAATGGATACTCTTAAATCTAATAGATTACCATTAACTTTGGCTGGGGTTGGTTCAGCCTTGGGTGGGTTTAGTTGGTTGGTTAATACCGATTGGTTTAGAAGTTTATTTGAAGAAATAACTCAAAACCCTTCAATTGAATACATAAAAGAATTAGTTGAAAAGAAATCAGATGTATTTGCGTCAATAAAACCTGGTGAAGGTATGACACAAATAATGAATAGATTAAATGGATTAAATTTAAACCCAAATTCATCACCGCAAGATTTCTTGGATGGTGTTAAACAATTGGGTGGTGGTGATTTGCAAGCTGGTATTGACGCTTTAAGTGCTGATGGTGGTATATTCAAAGACCCACAAGGTGCAAAACAAGCTTTAGAAGCAATTTCACAAAACCCAAGTGCATATGGTGATAATTTGGGACAAATGTTTCAAGGTGAATTGGCTGGAACTGGAAAACAAGTTGGTGACCTTTTGGTCACACAAACTGGTGGTGGATTAAAAGGAATGGTTGTTAATACAATTGTTCAAATGGTTCCAAAGGTTGTTATGAAAGCTGGTGTAAAACTTGGCGCTGGTTATGCGGTGGCAAAAGGTTTGGGTGCTGCATTAGGCCCTATTGGGATTGGTTTGATTGCTGCTGGTGCTCTTGTTAAACTTATGAGAATTAAGGGACAAAAATCATCTAGAGCAGCAACACTTAATGCTTTGTATCAATCTATTAGAAATATTGAAGGTGGTGTTGGTGTTGTTGAGCCAGAGGGTGAGGTTATTGACGTAGCCACAGCTCAAGACCCTAAAGAAATTGAAAACAAAAATAAAGAAACTGCTAGCGATGGTGGTTTAACTGATGATGGTGGTGGTTCTGGTGGTGGAAATGTTCAAGATAATTTATACAATAGTCTTAAGAATTTGTTTAAATTTGTTGTTAATAACAAAGACACGTTAGGTGCTGGTGCAAAAAGTAGCTCATTTAGACCTACTAGGGGTTCTAAGGATAGTTTCTTCGGTGGTGCAAATAAAGGCGATGCTGGAGCCTCTGCTCCTAAATTTAAAGAAGGTGACCAAGTTACTTGGACTACAAAAAAAGGAACTACAGCGACTGGAACTGTTGTTGGGCCTAGTAATAAACCTAACATGACAACTGTAAAATCAAATACAACTGGTAATTCTTTTGAAATTAGAGATAATAGTTTAAAAACAACTTTACAAGAAGGAAAGTATATAAAAGACAAGAGACTTCTACAGTATTTGAATAAATCAATGGCTTTTGAAAAAGTTAAAAATTTTGAAAACTTGATAAACAGAGTGGAGTATATTAGAAATCTAGTTAAAAAACTAAGGGGTAAAACCGATGATAAAGTTATATTAGGTTTCTTAAAACAATTAGATAGCAATCCTATTATGTTAACTGATTTTAGCAAGTTATTTACTGTTAATGTTGATAATCCACAAGAAGTAAACATGTTAGCTGGAATGATGAAAGAAATATTATCAACAGTTTATTCTGGTAGTTACAAGGGTGGTAATATGATTGATAAAATGGCTACATTGGGTGGTGGAAACATAAACAAATTAGAAGAAGAAGCTGGTTACAATGCTTCTGAACCTAACAAGTCATTTATGAAGGATGCTCAAAGCAAAACAACATTTAAAAATAATTTAAGTAATTTCTTAGGTGTTGCCATGTCTTTATTCCAATATTTGAATAAACAAAAACAACAAGCTGCTAACAATAAACCTAAACAAAAACCACAACAGGATGGTGGTGATACACAAGTTGATGAAATGCAAAACCCATTGATTTCTGAAGAATTAAAGAGAATTAAAAAAATCATGTTTAGCTAAAATGAAAAGGTTAAAAATAACACATAAACAATATGAAGCTATTCTTTTAAATGAACAAACAAATCGTTTAATTGATGAACAACCTAAAGAAATCTTGGAAGAAGGGTTCAAAGAAGTTTTATTAGGTGTTGCTATGCTTATGGGTGTAGGTTTAAGTGGTCCTAATGCAGCTGTTGCTCAAAGTGCATTGCAAAACGATGCAACAATTTCTCAAATTAAAGCAACTCTTGAAGATGAAAAAAAATTAAAGGAATTAGTACAAGATTTTGCTGAAAAAGGTATGAAAAATCCAGATTCTTTATTAGCTAAAAACGCAGAAAAAATTGTTAATAAATTCAACAAATTAGCTGACGAAAAAGATAAAACATATAAAGTAAGTAACAAAGTTGTCACCAATCTTCAAAGTTTATCACAAGAACTAGATAAAGGATATGCCATTAAAAAACTTGATATTGGTTCTGATACTATAAAAGGTCAAACAATCACAAAAACAATAACGGTAAAAGATACTGTTGAAGTTACTTTAGGTAACGATAATACATTCATTACTGGTGGTTTTACCCTTAGTTATGAAGGTGAAAATGCAATTAAATCAACTATAGACGGTATTAAAAAAATTAACGGTAAACTAATATCAGCAAAAATTGAATCTTCAACTGATGCTGAGTCTGTTCCAAAATTTAGAAACGAACAAGACCCAACAGGTAATATTAAATTGGCTAACCTTAGAACAAAAAGTGTTTCTAACTTATTAAAAGGTGTTGATGAAAATATTACAATAACTTATAGAGAAATACCTAATAATGGTTCTGATGTTGTTAGTGCAAAACAATTTTTAGCAGCTGCTACTGATAGAAAACAATTACAAGAGTTAAGAAACAAAACCTCTGAATTTAGATATGTTAAATTAACCCTTGTTTTTGAAATTGAACAAAAAGTTTCAGAAGAAACAGCACCAGAAACTGTTGTTAAGAATTATCGTGCTGAATTGGTTAGGGTGTTTGATATTGATAAAGTAAAACCACCTAGTGGTGGTCCTCCAATTATATTTGGTGGTAAAAAAGTAAAATGTGGTGGTCGTGGTAGCAATAAATGTTTTACCTTTTAAAGTTTAACACAGCGCAGTAGTTACCTTTATAATGAGAAATTGTGTTATTCAACATAACTTTATTTCCGTTTATCAACAGATAATTAGGTATATATTTTATTTTTGAAAGCTCCACGTGTAAACCAATATGCTTATATTGACCTAACAAAATACTCTTATGCACTTTTGAACAATTAAATTTATAAAGAATATATTGTTTGAACAACGTATTAACTTCACATTCTGTTTTTGGTTCTTTATAAACAACATTTAATTCTTCTTTTAAGAACAAAACAAAAGAATCCATATCTTTTTTTACTATAGGCATACTAACACCAAGTGTAGCTATTTCACTAGTTGTTTCTGAATGACTTACAGTATTTTGTTCAAGTATTATTTTAAAAACTTGGTTTTTTGAAATTTTAGACAAATCATTCGAATAAATCAAAGTAGATTTGCCATTGTTTTTTCTATATGTGTTTATCAAATTTAACATTTCAGCATCCTGTGCTGACAAGTTAAATGTTAATATTAATGATATTAAAAACAGCATATTTTTCATACTGCTAAGGTAATAAATTATTTTGTAAAAAGAAAATTTTTTAGAAGTTTTTTTCTATGATATCGTAAATCATCTCTATGATTTCTTTAACCCCGAATCTAAGATTCCACTCTCCATCTTTAAGATTTAAAGCTTCTATTTCAGAAGAATAGATTTTATGAAGCCCTTCTGAATCAATTTCTACGTCAAGTCTACCCAAGGCTGTTGATACCAATCCACATACAACCTCTGACCTAACATAAGTTACCCAATCACATTGTTCTAGGTAGTCATTCAACTCTTTTTCATAAAGATGTTGTAAGTCTTCTTTTGATATATTTAATTTCATATTTTACAAAAATACTAACTTTTTTAAAAAAAAACAAGTAAAAATTTAAAAACGGTATATTTATTTGATAAATGGGTGATAAAAAGAAATACCCATATATTTATAATAAAATAAAAACAAATTAAAACTAATAGAACATGGCTGATTTATTAATGAAGATGCCTCTTCCATATGAACCGAAGAGGAAAAATCGTTGGCTTTTAACATTCCCTTCTGACTTGGGGATTCAACAATGGTGGTTGGCTTCTGCGTCAAGACCATCAATAACACAGAATGAGGTTGAAATACCTTTCCTTAACACATCAACATGGGTTATTGGTCGTTTCACTTGGGAATCAATTGATGTTACATTCCGTGACCCAATTGGTCCTTCTGCTTCACAAGCAATTATGGAATGGGTGCGTCTTCACTCTGAATCAATAACAGGCCGTCAAGGTTATGCTGCTGGTTATAAGCGTCCAGTAGAACTTGAAATGCTTGACCCGACAGGTGTTGTTGTTGAAAAATGGTTATTGGATGGTACGATGCTTACCAACGTAGGTTTTGGTGACCTTTCAATGGATGATGACGCTATTGCTGATATCACAGCTACTTTGCGTTTTGACCGTGCGATACTCTTGTTTTGATTTTTATTTAAGATTGCTTTATCAAATACTTGACTTGTAAAAGCATTAAAAAACGAATTAGGTCTATAAACTATAAACTATTTAAAAAAGCTATTCTTTATTGGATAGCTTTTTTTATTTATGACCATTTACAAAAAAAATTAACCTTTTATATTTATTGTAAAGTTATAACGTTAAATTAAATGTTTTTACATGAGTAATAGACCAAGTGTTGTTCCGAACAAGGAACAAAAAGAAGCTGCCGATGAAAGAAGCAAAAAAGCTGCTTTTGAAGCTGAAAAAGCAAAGGCAATAAATGAAATTTATACTAATTCTGTAAATTCTAAAGATACACCAATGGGTCATGTTGATGCTGTTGAGTTTATGAGAAGCAGAACTGAGGAGCAGATTAGATTAAAAAAAGAAGTGGGTATTGTACAAGAACCAGCATTATCTGAGACACCACCATCAAGGCCTTTAACAAGAAACGAACAAGAAGTTAATGATATTATGAAAAAGGCTGAAGAGCAAATGAAGATTCGTGATGAATTATTGGCTAGAAATAGTGAGCAAATTGATAGATATCAAAAATATCAACAAGAAAGTGAACAAAATAAAACAAAAAAAGAAATACCAAAGTATATGCAAAACACACCTGTTCAGCAACCAAAACAAGTGGTTGAAAGTTATGGTCAAACACCATCAACTGTAAATCCTTACATCGTTGAGTTAAGTCAACCAAACTTCAATTCACCATTTGATGTAATACCTTTACCTTCAGAAGGTAAACTATACAAAAATAAAAAACCGAATGTCAGAGTATCGTTTATGACAACTGCTGATGAAAATATTTTAACTAGTCCTAACTTGTTAAAGAGTGGTGAATTTTTATCTATTTTGATAAATAGAAAATTATTAGAACCAGAATTAAGATATAAAGATTTGCATGTTGGTGATAGAAACGCTCTTATGATTTGGTTAAGAGCAACTGGTTATGGTGAAATGTATCCTGTAACAATATTGGATGAAAATGGGGAACCTTTTGAAACTGAATTAAACCTTAATGATTTAAAATACAAAAAACTTGGTGCTGAACCAGATGAGGAGGGGTTATTTGATTATAAATTTCCATTATCAAAGGCCGTTATAAAGTTTAAATTGTTAACATGTGGTGATTTGGATGAACTTGAGTCTCTTGTAGAGACTGAAAAAGAAAATGGTTCTTTGGTAAATAATACAAGCACTTATATGATGGAAAGAGCTATTGTTGAAATTAATGGAAATAGAGA